TCCTTTAAATGACACCGCACCAAATCAAGAATTTTTGATGGTGAGTATCGACTTTGAGCAAGCAACAATGCAACCTCAAGGGGATGCAATTACTTTCTACAGGGCATCCGTAACATGCGGAGTGTATGTACCTTTTGACCAAGGTTCTTCAAGGACATCTGCTATTTCAGAGTCCTTAATAACAGGTCTTACAAATGTAAACAAATCAACCTACGTTGATAAGCATAAAGTTAACCCAAAAGTAACTCAAATAGCAGGACCAACATCAGTCAGAAGAGATGATAGAGAAACGCACTACATAGGGCTAATTACATGTGAGTTCACAGCAAATGGTTAAAGCCAGAGATATAAAAAACTTACCAGCAGATTTAAAGATCCTTATAGAGAAAGCAGTATCTACATCTGCTTCTGAAGTTGCCTTTACGCTCCAGCATGTTGGACCGTGGTGGACAGGAAGCTTTGGCGAAAATTGGGAAATATCAACATCGCAAGTACTACCTACAAGACCTAGAACAGGTCAAGGATTAGGCACTGGTGGCATACCTAAAAGAGAAGAACGTAATCCTCAGTATGTACCATTTTCTCCTAAACCTCTAGGCACTCCCATATTTATAGGTAACGCTATTTCTTATGCTGGTTTTGCTATTAATAGACCTGGAGCAACTATGCGGGATGAGGCGGGTAGACCAGTAACGTATAAGGGACATTTACATGGCAAGATGCCTCACGCTTCAACGGTAGAAATGCCTTTCTCCGCTAAATACAATTGGTTTAATATTTATTTAAAGCACCCTACTTTTATGCAGAAAGATTTTGATAAGGGGTTTACTAAGTCAGGCTTTACTGTAGCTACGACAAAATCTACGCAATTCTACAAATAAAGTAGTATAGACTTATACTACATAAATAAATCAAATTATTATGTCAAAAGTTCGTGCTATAGACAAGCTTAAAAAAGCTTTTAGTACCGAAGAACGGAGTAGTTACTCCATTTTTAAAGGTTCTGATCTTGTACTAAAGATCTATTGGACACCAATAACTATTGCTGATAGAGACGCTATAAACAATACACTAAAAGCAATGAACAAGGGCCAAGAGGAAGGAAACTTAGACTTCGCTCTTCAAGTTATTGTTAAGAAAGGTCTTGATGAAAATGGAGACCGCTTATTTAGTGACTCTGACCTCCCTTCTTTACGAAGAGAAATACCATTAGCAGTATTGCTAGACATTATGGGCAAGATGCAGGAGTTGGGGGAGGAGGCTGACCCAGACGCCGTAAAAAGCGCATCTGAAGGAGAATAATTACCTTTTTCTTCAGTTCGTCATCGCTGAAAAGCTAGGGTACACCTTGTCTGAATTAAGGCAACGAATGAGCACAGAGGAACTCTATACCTGGAGCGCATACTTATCCCTTAAATCCGATAGAGAAGAAGAGGCATACGAAAACGCTAGAAAGCAAGCTCAGTTCAAGAAGGTACGCTAAGATAGAAATATTTAGTGTAAATAGTCGTGGCAGCTAATTACAAAGTAAATATTGAGCTAGATACTTCTAAATTAGATGCACAGTTAAAAGACTTAGGTGTAAAAGTAGACGCAGTAGGTAAAACAAGAGCAGGAACAGCTAAGAAGGCTTTAACTGCGGAGGAGCAGTTAAGTAAGGAGATAGATAAGCAGTTAAATGAAGAAATAAAAATATTAAGTACGAAAAACTCGACTGCTGCGAGTACTAACAAAGCTCTTAAATTGAATAGACAGGGAGCGAAAAATCAGAAAGAAGTAAACCAACTACTTCACATAGAAAAGAATTTAAACGGAGACAATTTAAAGTTTCAAAAGATAGATAAATTAAACGCTGACTACGAGTTGAAGGTACAGCAAAGAAAATTAGACGCTCAAGTAAAGGAAAATAAGATAAGTCAAAAGACTATAAAAGTAGATAATGACGTTAATAAAGTCTTAAAAGAAAGGGTAAGAACTTTAGGCCAAATAATTAAACTTAGACAACTGGGTAATAAATTCGGTGCTCTTGGTGCAGACTTAGATGCTCTTAATGCTCTTAATACAAGAGGCCCAGGAGGAAGTCCACTGGCTCTCCCTAGTTCTGAGATGCTTGAAGCCAGGGTAAAATCGACTGGTCAGAGAGGTGGTTTCGCAGGAGGCGCAAGAGGTGGGGGAATTGGAAGTATGTTTAGGGGTTTCAACAGAGGAGCCGCTTTAAGCAGTGCAACCATAAGTGGTGCTTTTCCATTGCTATTTGGGCAAGGACCAGTCTCAGCATTAGGTGGTGCGATAGGTGGTGGACTTGGAGGAGGGCTTGGCGGTCAGATGGGTGGTTTTGCAGGTGGTTTAGCAGGTACAACTATTGCTACTGGTATAGCTCAATTCACTGGTTCAGTAGCCAATTTAGGAAAAGCTCTGAATGAAAATACGAAAGACGTAGCAGCATTATCTGAAGCACTCGGTATAACAGGAACAGAATTTGAAAAGAATTTAAAAACCTTAGAAAAATTAGGAGGAGAGGAAGCCGCTTTTGAAGCAGCAAGAAGTAAAATGATTAACTTGGTAGGTCAAAAAGGAGTAGATGCACTAAGTAAATTTGGTAAGGGTACAACTGAATTGGCTAATCAATTTACGATAGCTATGACGCAAATGAGAGCTTCCTTTGCCAGTGCCTTCGGTAATACAGGTGTAGGACAAGCTATATCAAATAGACTTAAAGCAGCAAACTTACAAAGACAAGCAGCCGTATCCACAGACCCAGAAGTAATTAAGGCCAGAAAGTTAGCAACTGGTTTAGGTAAAGGGGCCATGTGGAGAACAAAGGAGGAGAGAGAACTTATAAGAGCTAATCCAGGTGTGTCCTGGGATCAAGCGAAGAAAGGTGTAGAAACTGCTCAAGTAGCGGCTAATGAAAGATCAACTAAAGCAGCAGAGGAAAAAATACTTGCAGATATACAAGCTCAGAGAGTAGCGAATATAGATAAGGAAATACTTTTACTAGAAAAAGGTGCTGGCATGACTGAGATGGAATTTGAGGTAGAGACTAAGATAATGGAAATAAAGAAGGAGGGGGAAATACAGGATGAAGCAGCTATCAGAGCAAAACTTGAAAAGTTATACAAATTAGAGGAAGAAAGGGATTTGACTCAAGAAATAGAGGAGTCTTATGAGCGTATGGCAGAGACTATAGTTACTGATATAGGAGAGGGTATAAAAGGATTAATTAAGGGAACCTCTACTTTAAGTGAAGTTTTAAACAGTGTTGCAGATAAATTTCTAGATATAGGTTTAAATTTGGCTTTATATGGAAACCCAGGCGGTAGCTTCACTAAAGGCTCTGGTTTATTAGGCTCTATATTTAAAGCTTCAGGGGGTCCAGTAAAAGGTGGCTCTCCCTATGTAGTAGGGGAAAAAGGACCAGAATTATTTGTACCTAATTCACATGGAAACATCGTTCCAAACAATGAAATGGGAGGAGGAGGAGCAAATATTGTGGTCAATGTAGATGCTTCTGGCTCGTCAGTAGAAGGAGATGCAGGGCAAGCTGAACAACTTGGAAGTATGCTGGCAGCAGCAGTTCAATCTGAAATTGCTAATCAGCAACGACCTGGAGGACTCTTAGCAGGTACACGTTAATGGCAACATTTCCTTCAATAACTCCGCAATATGGAGTCCAAAAAAGATCAGCACCTAAAAAACGTGTGGTTCGTTTTGCTGATGGTTATGAACATCGAATTTTATTCGGGTTGGACGCACATACAAATCCAAAAATTTACTCTTTAAAGTTCGCAGTATCAGAAACAGATGCAGACGCCATAGAAACATTTTTAGACGCAAGAGCATTAGATCAAGCTAGTTTTGATTTTACGCCACCTGGAGAGGGTTCAGCTTCTAAATTTGTTTGCGAGTCATGGAGTAAATCTATTCCTTATCTAAATAGAGCAACAATTACAGCAACATTTAGGGAAGTATTTGAGCCATGAGTCTCGATCCTATTATTGATGATCTGCAAGGTCTTAATCCTTCAGCAATCATTGAATTATTTGAACTAGAACTTGACTCTGCTTTGCATGGCAGTCAAACAACTATGACCTATCGTTTCCACGCAGGAAGTAATCTGAATGCAAATGGTGAAATTATTTGGCAAAGCAATACATACTTAAGATACCCAGTAGAAGCAAGTGGTTTTGCTTTTCAAAAAGGACAACTTCCTAGACCACAACTGACAGTTAGCAATACCTTATCTTTACTTACTGCGGTAATGTTAGAGGTCAACGAGGTAACTGCTGGTAATGATTTGACAGGTGCCAAAGTAACAAGGATTAGAACATTAGCTAAGTTTATTGATGCTGCTAATTTTTCTGGAGGTAGTAATCCTTATGGCACTCCAGCTAACAATGAATTTCCAAGAGAGATTTATTATATAGATAGGAAAGCTGTTGAGAATAGAGATATTGTTACTTTTGAGTTAGCAAGTGTTAGTGACTTAGCAGGAATCAGATTACCTAAACGTCAATGCACTAGGGCATTATTTCCTTCTATTGGTACGGTTGTTTAATGGATTGGAAAGAAAAAGCTTTAGAACACGCTAAAGAGGAAAATCCTAAAGAATCCGTTGGTTTATTGTTAAATATTAAAGGTAAAAAAGTTTATTATCCTTGTCATAATTTATCAACTTATTCTCATCAGTGTTTCATTTTAGATCCAGAAGATTACGTCAAAGCAGATAGTTTAGGACAAATAGTTAGTGTGATTCATTCTCATCCAACAACTCCAGCAGCAGCAAGTGAAGCTGACCGAGTTAGCTGTGAAGCAAGTGGATTACCGTGGTATATTGTTAATCCTAAGACAGAACAATGGGGGTATTACGAACCAACAGGATATAGACCAGCGTTAAAAGGTAGACCGTGGTGTTGGGGCGTGACTGATTGCTGGAGTTTAGTTAGAGATTGGTATTTAGAAGAAAAGGATATTATATTGATGGACTGGGAGCGACCTGTAACACCTGAAGAATTTTTAGAAAAACCTATGTTTGAAGATTGTGCAGAAGCAACAGGTTTTC